TCTGCCATGGCTTTTCAAGCAGGCAGAGTTTGGGTTTCTTTCGAGGCAGCACGCAACGAACGTGGAGCAAGAAGAACCAATACGAGTATTCAATCGGTTACATCACTAGACGGTATTGAATTCGATCCGACAGTACCAAATCCTGTCGAGTTTAGGGTCAAATATTTCGCCCCTGTATCCGAATGGGACCGCATAGGTACCTTTGGACTAGGAACAGTTTTATTTTCAGTCCTTTCACCACTTAATTCTTCATCTACAGCAACTTCAGTATCATTTTCTATCCAAGCATGGTTTGAGAATTTGACTTTTGGCGTACCTACGTCAGACCCTTTCATCCTCACTGGACCACCAACACGGAATATGGAACGAGTTTTCAGACAATCTCATCAAGAGAAAAAGCAAGCAACACGCGAACATGCTGTATCAGATGCCCTCGATACGGTATCAGAAATAGCAGGAGCTATTGGGACTTTCCCTTTGCTATCTGCTATTGCTCAACCAGTGTCATGGGCCACAAGCGTAGCAGCTCGTGCAGCTCGTATGTTCGGCTTTTCAAAACCAGACTCACCAAATGCGCCAACGCGAATGGAAATTTTTCCTCAATCAACAGCACATTTCATGGACGGAGCATCAGACGCCATACCACTGGCAGCAACATCAAATTTCGAAATGGCTTCAGGACCAGTTTTCGGAACAGAATACGACGAGATGGACATAGCCTATGTCTGCGCACGCATGCCAATTGTTGGAGCATACAATTGGGACACTACAGCATCCATCGGACAACCAATTGCGTTTTTCCCAGTTATGCCAGGCGTTTGCCCAAAAGTATCTGGAGCACAAAACGTATCATACGGAACATACGCTCCAACACCAATGGCCTATGTCACATCAATGTTCAAATATTGGGCAGGAGCTATTAAATATCGCTTCGAAGCTGTAAGCACACCTTTCCACGCGGGTAGACTGCTGATAGCATATATCCCCGATTTTGATCCTTTTGCTACTGTGAACATCACCGAAATTGCCAACAATTACTCCATTGTTTGGGACATTACTACATCAAATCATATTGAGTTCGAAGTACCTTACATGTCGAACACCCCATATTTGGAGACTTTTATTGACGAGCTCAACGTGCCAGCACTTATTAACGGAGATACAACAGGAACTGAAGCGAGAGACAGAATTCGCAAGTGCTCAAATGGCTCCATTGTCATGTTCGTATTGAACACCTTGGTCGCACCATCGACCGCTTCGAACACGATTCAACTACTCATTTGGATGGGTGGAGGCAAAGACATCACGTTTGCCGAACCAACCTTAGGAGAGTTCACTGCATCACCAGCTCGTGACGTTTATGATAGAGTCGGGGAATATTATGACGGCACAGTTATGGTTCAACCATCGACCAATTTCACCGTCGCAAAAATACGCGAAACTATTGATTTTCCCGACACCGAGAGCGACGAGGATCGCCCATGTTTTGCTAGGAGAGCTATCAGACAATCGTTGGCACCACCAAAAGTGGGCCTAGATGACAATATGGCCGGGTCAGCACAAAACGATTGCAATTTCGAAAATTGGATGGAGATGACATACATCGATCCCATGGAAAGAGCGAAAATGGTTACAGGCGAATGTATTACCAATTTGCGACTTCTTACACGACGATTGTGTCCATCCTATACCATCTTGCCCCTCAACACGACAGTTGCAGGCGTGCTCGAAGTAACACCACCAACATCAAACCACGTTTTGTGTTTCGACCTCGACAATTTCAGTTCAATGTCAGGAGTTCAAGATGAAGCAATTTACAACTGCGATGCCGGATCTGTCGTAGCACCAGGAGTCAAGTGGATGTACTCAACACCCACATTCCTCTCATATATTTCGTATTTATACACTTATGTGCGAGGAACACGTCGGTATATGGTAACATCCAGACCATCCAACATCATCAACGGTGCCCCTTTCACTACCGGCACAACACGTCTTGCAGACTCAGGAGGCTTTAGCGTCATTGCAAGCGACGGCGAATTCGATATTCGCATTTCAAATATTGTGTCAAACGAACAGTACACATATTTTCCATGGTTCAGACCAGAAGAAACCATTCTTGACTATAACAACAGCAACAACAGTTTTGCTACCATCGCATCAAACTACCAGTTTGGATTAGGATCTTTGTATAGTTCCGATGCTTATGTTAAGCGCCTCGGATCAAAGGGAACTTCACTAGAGGTCTCAGCCCATTCTGGAACAAACATGCCCATTAGACTTTTGGGCGACGCGGATAAAACTCCCACCGAATTCAACGCGGCACATAAGTCAAACATTCCACGCAAGAGGCGATTCTTAGAAATACGCTATCGTCCCCATTGCACGGCTCAGAAGGGAGTCACAGCCAATTTTCCCGCTATCGTATGGCCAATACCAACGACCATTTATGAAGCGGCAGGAGATGATCTCTCCTTCGGCTACCTTCAACAGCCACCTTACATCACTCGTATCAACAAAACTCATGTTTTTATGAACAACGATGGGACGCTACTGCGTCTGTGAGGCCTAACATAACTTTTTACGAAATGATCAAGTATGTTTTGTCTCGCCCAACCACCCACACAACGGTGTTCGAATCACCTTCTTCCTTTAAATAGGCGGTAAAGCTATATGCAGTGAAGTTGTTGTGGGGGTTAAACCTGAGGTTTTATTATGAACCTAGGCCCAAG